CACCGAGGTCTGGACCGACGCGCTCTGGCAGACCTGGCACGACGGCACGCTGGTGGACGAGCGCCCCAATCCCTACGGTTTCATCCCCTACGTCGTCTATCCCAACGTGCGCCGGCCGAAGCAGTTCTGGGGCGAGAGCGACCTGGCCGCGATCCGCGAGCCGTGCGTCGAGCTGAACCGGGCGCTGACGCAGCTCTCGGCGATCCTCGAAGTCTCCGGCAACCCGATCACGATCCTGGAAGGGATCACCGACTCGAAGGACATCGCCGTCGAGCCGGGCGCGATCTGGGAGATGCCGCCGGGAACGAAGGCGTACCTGCTCTCGCTGGTGGAGCACGGCGGCATTAGCATCCACCTGGACTACATCGAGCTGCTCTATCGCACGCTGCACGACCTGGGCGAGTCGCCGCGCGCCGCCTTCGGCGGCCACGATGCGAGCGGCGCCCGCTCCGGCGTGGCGCTGGCGATCGAGCTGGACCCGCTGATCAAGCGCGTGCAGCGCAAGCGGCTGATTCGCGCCGCGGCGTTCCGGCAGCGCAACGCGCTGGCGCTGCGGCTGTGGGAGCAGTTCACGGGCGAGGGGATGGCGCCGTACCGCTCGCGCATCACCTGGGGATCGCTGCTGCCGACGGATCGGGCGCGGGACATCCTGGACGAAGTTGCGCTGGTGAACGCGGGCATCCACTCCCGCGCCCGCGCCGCCGCCAACCTCGGCGACGCCGACCACGCCACGGATTTTGCCGCCTGGCTCACGGAGAACCAGCGCATCCGCGCCGAGGGCGGCCCGTTCGAGGCGACGGCGGCGGAACGGATCGCCGTCGGTTAGGTGCCAGGTGACTGGTTACAGGTTACAGGGACGGTTCCTCTCTAACCCCACTGTCACCTGTCACCCGTAACCTGTCACCTCAACACGAAAGGAGCCTCTCCATGTCCCCACCAACCGGCTTCGCACCGCCCGATTACGGCCTGATCGACGACGATCCGCTGCTGTTCAAGGAGCAATATCGCGTCTTTCTCGATGCGCTCGCCGCACAGCAGAGCGATGCCGGCGACTTCGAGCGCGTCTCGGCCGAATTGCAAACGGCGCTGCAGTCGCTTGAAACGGTGCGGCGCCAGGCGCAGGAGGCAGAGCAGCTCGCGCAGCAACGGCAGGAGGCGCTGGAGGCGTTGCGCACGCAGCACGGCCTCGCCGTCGTTGCCTACCGCCAGGCGGCGCTGAACGGCGACCCGTCCTTGCCGCCGGCGCTGGTGCAGGGACAGACGATCGAGGAGGTGGACGCGGCGCTGGAGAAGGCCCGCGGCGTGGTGGAGTACGTGCGCGAGAAGGTGCTCTCCGGCAACGGCGCCGGCCTGCCCGGCCAGCCAGCGCGGGCGCCGGAACCACCGCCGCGCGTACCGGCCGGCGCGCCGGGCCGCACCTTGCCCGACCTCTCCGGCATGACGGCGCGCGAGAAGCTCATCTTCGGCACGAGCTACGCCGCGCGGTAGCAGGTTACAGGTTACAGGTGACTGGTTACAGGTTACAGGGATGTTTGTCTCGGATCTCACTGTCACCTGTCACCTGTTCCCTCGTTCCTGAAAGGAGCGCCCAATGCCAACGATGCAGCAGAGCGTGATCGCCATCCCCTTCGCCATGGCCGATCCGCCGGCGAACAGCGGCGGCGGTGGCGCGCCCACGCCGTTCGGCCTGCCGGACACGGCGGACGTGGCCGCGATCCTGATGCCGTTCACCGGCACGATCGTGGGCATCGCCGTCACGGGCTCGCCCGCCTCCGGCGACTCGGTGACGGTGATGCCGCAGATCTGCACCAACAAGAACGGCGGCGGATCCAGCAACTGCGCCAGCCTCTCCGTGCAGATCACCAACGCCGCGCCGGCCGCCAGCGCCATCGTCTCCAAGGACCAGGCCGACTGCCAATTTGCCGCCGGCCAGTTCGTCGGCCTCTACTACCAGACGGCCACCGGCGGCACCTACACGGTGAAGGACGTGCATGTGACGCTGTTCATCTCCACGGGCCGGGAAGACCTGTGAGGGCCCAGGTGACAGGTGACAGGACGGCTGATGCTTTGCCGTCACTGTCACCTGCCACCTACCGCGAAAGGAGCCAACAATGGCGCTGACGCTCACGGAAGGGGCGAAGCTCTCCAACAACGTGGTGCTGCAGGGCGTGGTGGAGACGATCGTCAAGGAGTCGCCGGTCCTGCAGGTGCTGCCGTTCATCGACATCACCGGCAACGCCCTCGTCTACAACCAGGAGAACGCGCTGGCGACGGCCGGCTTCTTCAATGTCGGCGACACCTGGGTCGAGTCCACGCCGACCTTCACCCAGCAGACGGCGACGCTGACCATCCTCGGCGGCGACGCCGACGTGGACAACTACCTGCGCCAGACGCGCTCCAACGTCCAGGACATCGAGGCCGTGGTGCTGGAGCTAAAGGCGAAGGCGGTGCGCCAGACCTGGGAGCAGCAGTTCATCACGGGCACGACGGCGGCCGCGGGCTTCGCCGGGCTGGACGTGCTGATCGGCGCCGCGCCCGCCAGCCAGACGATCTCCGCCGGCGTCAACGGCGCCACGCTGACGCTCGCCATGGTCGACCAGCTAATCGACGCGGTCAAGCCGGGCATGCCGGACATGCTGCTGATGTCGCGCCGCTCGCGCCGGCAGCTCACGCAGCTCGTGCGCGCGGCGGGGGCGTTCCTTGAGGGGAACATCAACCAGTTCGGCATGTGGCAGGAGCGCTACAACGGCATCCCGATCGGCGTGTCGGACTACATCTCGGAGGCGCAGACGCAGGGCACGTCCAACGTGGCGACGACGATCTACGCCCTGCAGTTCGGCGAGGGGCGGCTGTGCGGTCTGCAGGGCGGCGGCGGCATGCAGGTGGACCGCGTCGGCGAGCTGGAGACCAAGGACGCCGTGCGCTGGCGGATCAAGTGGTACGTCTCGCTGGCGATGTTCGGCACCGTCTGCGCCGCACGGCTGATCGGCGTTACGCCGTAGCGGCCAAGGTGGCAGGTGACAGTGGCCATGCACGGCCTCACCGATCACCTGCCACCTGTGCCCTGTCCGCTCAAGCGACCGAAGGGAGCGTCTCGTGGCCAACGGCTACAACGACTACGTGCCGGCCGTGCGCCAGGATCTGGACGACCCGAACCCGCCGGCCGCGATCTGGTCGGATACGGACCTGCAGCGGCATATCAACCACGCGATTCACGAGTACAGCTACTGGAGTCCGCTGGAGCAGCTACTGACGAGCTACAGCCTCACGGCCGGTAGCCGTCAGATCACGCTCAGCGCGGGCGACCTCGCCGGCCTGATCGCCATCCGCGCGGTGGAGTATCCCACCGGCCAGTGGCCGCCGGCCTATGTGCAGTTCCAACTCTGGGGCAGCACCCTCTCGCTCTGGCTGGACGGCGCACCGGCTGCAAGCGACCCACTCGGCATCACCATCTATGCGCTCAGCGGCCACACGGTGAGTGCGTCAAGCACGACCGTACCGCCGCGCGACGACGAAGTCATCATCGCCGGCGCCGTGGCCTTCGCCGCGCATGAGTACGCGACGAAGACGGCGGGGCAGGTGAACGTGGCCGGCCCGAACGCCTGGCTGCGCTACCGCGACCTGGCGCAGGACAAGGCGGCCGAGTTCCGCGGCTACTTGCAGATCGTGCGGGCCCGCGTCACGCCGCAGCGAGCTTACGCGCCCTCCGAGCCGCGCCAGAGCCGCTTCACGGTCGAGGCGCCCTGGCGGGGATAGGGAGGAGAGGAGTACCGCGACCCGCGTACACGGCCCCAGCGCTCTACTCATCCCGCACCACTCACCATGTACCTTCATGTCCCGGCGCCGCGGGGCGCCGCTGAGAAGGAAGCACGCCATGCCGCCAATCGAAGTGATTCGTCATCTCGCGGAGACGGCACGGGCACGGGCGCTCGCGGCGCTGCACGCCGTCGAGCAATCGCCCGAGGCGGCCGCGCTGGAGGAGTTCGGGCGGCAGCAGGCGCTCGTCTTCGCCGGCCTGCTGCTGGAAGAGCTACGCGACCGGCTGATCGCGACACCGCCCGCCTCGCTGCCGGCGTTG